GGTTGCATTTGCTGACGGTAACACCAAACACGGATACATATTAAGTCACGTTTTACCACCAGATTTTAATCATATGATTCCTGGCATACCTGCAGGGAAGACTTTTCAAGGAGGAAACTTTTTACTTCCTGCGGCAGAAAAAAACAAATACTCTGAACAAAAAGGCCATAACAATATATTGAGACCAGTACACCATGATATGGCTGAAGCAATTACTAAGCAGGGCCTTATAAATGACAACATAAGAGGAGCAGGAACGCAAGGTGCAAGAAGAGAGACACCTAGTTCACTAGTAGGAATACTTACAAAAGGCCCTAGGGGTAAAGACGGCACAACAGTTATTGGGGCAGGACATCAGTTTGTAATGGATGATGAAACAACCAGTTCAATGATTAGATTGCGATCCGGTAAAGGGCAACAAATATTATTAGATGATGTAACTGGCTCCATTTACATGATCAATAAAGACGGAAAAGCATGGGTGGAGTTAGACAGGCTTGGTAATATAAATGTTTTTGGAGAAGGTGATCTTAACCTAAGAGCTAAAAAGAATTTTAACTTACGAGCAGACTATGATATTAATATTGAAGCAGGCCAAAACGTAAGAGTAAAAGCCGCAGGAGATAATATAGCAGGAGATTATACTGGAGTTAAATTAGGAAAATTAGGATTGCCACCATTAGGTTCAGGAGGAAATATAAATTTTCATGCGGCCGCAGATATGGGTATGTTAGCAACTCGTAATGCTCAACTATCTGCTATAGGCGGCGACATAGACATTAACTGTGGTAACATGCTAAAGACAGCAAGTGGTACAGCAACGTCTATCACATCTACAACAATGGGTGTAGATATAAAAGCAGTCGCTGGTGTTGTAGGCATTGCCGCACCCTCAGTAGGAGTTACATCAGCACTAACAGGAATATCTGGAGGTATAATAAATTTAAATACAGGGCCTGCACCAGTACTTAAAGGATTAGAAGCATTAAAAGTTTCTGCACCTTCGTTAGATGGAAACGAAATAGAAGATCAACCCAGTGATCCACCTGAATACGACCGGGAAGGTGATGTTGTATTGACTAGTGGTGGTAAAAGGCCAGGTAAAAAAACAAAAATAAGTACCATTGTGGGGACATTAATAACTGCTGAACCATACGATGGGCATGGACAGTTTGACCCAACCACAGAAGATCCCTCGTCAATAGGAGAGGATAAGAACGCAGATAAAGAAACATTACCAAATCAAATTGAAGCAGGAGATGATAACCCTGCAGACGCTGTAACGCCTGAAGGAGATAAAAAAGGAAATGGCTTTGCCGATAAGGCATCTGGAGCAGTAGGTACAGCATCAGATATATCTTCGGCAATAGGAAATGGATTAGGATCGGTAAGCAATCAAATTGGTGGAGCCATAGACTCTGCTCTTGGCATGATTCCAAATATGGAAGGCATTACAGGAATGGCTAGCAATTTCTTACCAGCAAGTATGAAAAATTTAATGGGTATAAAGAATATGTCAGGTTTAATGGCGGCATTAGGCATAGCCATTCCTGCATTTAGGTTCCCCACAGGCAATGCATTAGGAGATAAAGTTATAGGTGTTGCTAAAGATTTGAAAGAACTAGAAGCAAGACTAGGGCAATTTAGTTTAAATGATTTTGACTTACCTATAGATCTAGACTCACTGCAAATAAAAGAAATGAAAAATAAAATTACAGGTGTTGTGGATTCAGTAAACGAACTTCAAAGCAGGGCTAGTGAAATTAGCGGCGCAGTGAATGATTTAAGAACCCATGCAGACCTCTTAAAAGGAAAAGTTGGAGACTACCGGGAAATATATGATGGGGTTACTGGAGAGCCTATGGGTTCTATGGGAGTTACATCAAAAAACTTTACAGCAGTAAAAGATGCATTAGCAGAAAAACAAGTAGACATGGTAGTAGATGGACCTAGTTTGATATTCGCAGACAGAAAAACAGGAAATAAAATCGTAGATGTATCTAATGGTATAGGACCAGTTGGACAACAGTTAGGTCTTATAAGCAGATTAGGTGAGACTAAGAGACTTATATCAGACCTAATAACAGTACAAATAAGCGACAACCAATTATTAGCATTAGTAAGTTTTGCTACTCACATAGGAGTAGATAGATTTGCTAAAAGCGAATTGTTATTAGAATTAAATAACGGAAACTACGAAAGAGTACCAACATTAATGAAACGTTGGAGAACTGGAAAGGTAGGTCCTGACAGTGATGTTGTAGTACGACAGGATTATGTACAAAGACGTGAATACGAATGTGAGCTCTTTACCACGCCTGATTGGTTAAACTTAACGAATGAGGAATTGGGAGTAAGTGATCAGAGTAAAAATTTGTCGTTTAGACAACTAAGATCATTATTAAAATCCGCAAAAGAGCGTAAGTATAAAGAAATGGGAATTACAAACTAATTTATTTTATTAGTTTCTTTAAATCTGCATTTTCAACAAGTAACCTGTACTTTTGTTCTTGTTCTTCAGCAACTGCTTTTTCTAGTAATTCAATATGAGCTCTTAAAGACGCACACTCATTATTTTTATCAACTAACATTATTCTTAGTTCTTCTTCTAATGTATTATTTAATGTGGAAACTTCAGCCATTTTATTCCTCGAAAATTATATTCTGTAGTAAGTCTGTTACAGTATTATTTAACAAAACTTCACTATGTCCTGCTTCTATTGTGATGTTTTGAGTGTTTTTAAAACCTGGTGGTGTAGCACCCTGGCTATCACAAGATATCATACCGTCATTTGCTTTGCCACCTAGTCCTGCAACAGGATTAGAACCTCTGGTACATATGATATTAGTATGCTTACCATTAAAATTCTTTTCCTGTAATAATGATAACACTTCTGCACCAGGTTTTGTATTTTGGAAAACTTTGCCTTTAAAAAACATACCAAATATTCTAGCAACTGGTGTGCCTTCCCAAGGTGTAGCAATAGTTACTAAGTGTTTAACACGCCTAGGGTATACACTAGCATACCAACTAGCAATTAAACCGCCAAAACTATGCCCTACAACTACAACAGGTTCTTTTCCAAACTCTCTTTCTTTACGAATTCTTAATATTTCTACGATATCAAAAGGATCGTCTTCCATATCATATGCTGGAGCCATAAATTTATGCTCAGGTAACTTTAAAGTAAAATAATTAAAGTTTTCTGGGCTGGCATTTGCACCATGTAAGTAGATTGCATTTTTCACTATCCTAGTATACTACAAAAATTATATAAGTCAACTATTAATTAAAACTTGTTATAATGAATATGATAAATACTTGTATGGCAACATTGTTTAAAGGATTTAGTACAGTAGATAAAGTTAGGGCACCATATACTCTGACTGATGCTGATTTAGTTAAAAGAGATCTGCTAAATCACTTTTATACCAGAATAGGTGAAAGAGTAATGAGACCCACATTTGGAAGTGTTATATGGGATTATCTTATGGAACCGGAAGATCCTGAAACACAAGAAATAATTAAAGAAGATATTGAGCGTATTGTTAATAGTGATCCAAGAGTCCAGTTCCAAGAAACTATTTTAACAATTTTAGATCATACAATACAAGCAGAAGTAAAAATAAGATATGTATTACTTAACAGTGATGATAGTTTGTTTTTAGAATATGTTACTAATAGAGATAGTGAATAATGGCATCAGTAAATAGACAAAACAATTTATTTGCCGCAGAAGATTGGAAAATTGCCTATAAGGCATTCAGCCAAGTAGATTTTCAGGCTTATGATTTTGATACAATACGAACAACTTTAGTTGATTATATAAGAACAAATTTTCCCGAAAACTTTAACGACTACATTGAAAGTTCAGAGTTTATTGCAATCCTAGAATTACTTGCATTTTTAAGTACAAGTATTTCCTTCAGAATGGATGTTAATACTAGAGAAAACTTTTTGGAAACAGCAGAAAGAAGAGACTCAGTATTTAAATTAGCAAGAATGTTAGGTTATAATCCTAAAAGAAATATAACAGCAAGTGGATTAATGAAACTTAGTGCTGTAACAACCACAGAGCCATTAGTAGATAGTCAAGGAACACAATTAAGTAATACTAAAGTTTTCTGGGACGACGCAAATAACCCTGACAGTTACGAACAATTTATTACAATACTTAACTCAGCGATGAGTAGCACAAATAGATTTACTGCTCCTGTTAAGACAGGTAAAGTTGCAAATATTAATACAGAAAAATATAATTTAAATACAACTATAGGTTCACCGATATCCTATTCATTTACAGTAAATGCAAATGGTGTAAACAGAACATGCGAAATTGTAAATGGTGATTTTTATGACGGAAAGTATTTTTATGAGCAAGAACCAAACCCTACAAATAACTTTGGGTTATTTTATAGAAATGATGGACAAGGAATAGCAAGTAACAACACAGGATTCTTTTTATTATTTAAACAAGGCACATTGGCATTTGAAGACTTTAACTTTACCACACCTGTGGTAAGCAGAGTACAAGATATAAACATATCTAATATTAATGAGACTGATGTTTACTTACAAGAAATTACTACAGGCGGCACAGTATTAAACCAATGGACAAAGATTCCAAATACTGTAGGACAAACTTTAAACTACAATAGCCAACAACTTAATAGTAGAAATTTATATGCTGTTGAGAACCTTAACAATAATGGCATACGATTAAGATTTCCAGACGGCAACTTTGGAAACATTCCTAATGGTGTTTTTAGAGCTTGGTACAGAACTAGTGATCCAGAGTCATATAGCATACAACCAGACGACGCAACTAATTTAAGTGTTACCTTACCTTACGAAAATGCTTCAGGCGAACAACATAATTTAACATTAACATTTGGATTAAAATCATCAGTAAACAATAGTTTACCTGCAGAAACATTAACAAATGTAAAAGCAAATGCTCCTGAAACATTCTATACACAAAACAGAATGGTTAGTGCTCAGGACTACCAAACATTTCCGGCTAGTCAATCATCTAATCTTAAAAAAATAAGAGCTACAAATAGAACACATGCAGGGCATAGTAGGTATATAGATATTACTGATCCTACTGGTACATTCCAAAGCATAGAAACTTATGCAGAAGACGGTATTTTATATGCTGACGTAAATAATATTTCTGAAACATTTACTATAAATGAAAACAATACAGCAACAGAAGTAGTTAATAGTATCCTGCCTTTATATTTAAAGGATCAATCATTAAATAACTTTACATATGATACTTTAAGAAAAAGTGTTATAGCAACATCACCAGCAACGTTTGATACAAGTGGTAGAACAATAAACTGGGCTACACTACCAGTTATGGCCACAAACAATACAGGCTATCTAACAGAAAATACCGTAGCAAATGAAGTTGTAACTACAAGTGTATTAATTAATACTACAGCAGATACATCAATGTTTAAGGAAAACAATTTTGTAAAATTTGTTAATCCGGAAAATGTGTCAGATTATAAATGGGTAAGATTAACAAGGATTGATAATAACGGACAATTATCAAGTGGATTAAGTACATCTACAGGACCAATTACAATAAGCTCATCAGTAACGAATGGCTGGAAGGCAAACGAAATTATTGCAAGTTTAAGAAAAACATTTACTGCTACCGAACAATCACAAATTATAACAGAATTAAATAACAAGAGAAATTTCGGTTTAGGATATGATCCATCTTTAGATGAATATTACATTATACAAAACGAAAATTTATCTTTACCTTCAAATGGTGTACTACCAGATTACAGTTTTGCTAATGCCAAAGATACTTCCGGTACAAATGCTGACGCAAGTTATATAGTACATTTTAAATATAATCCTATATCAACAGACTCTTATAGTTATAATGTAACAGTTAGAGGTCTAGATTATGTTGTTCAAAGTAAGGAAGACTTAAAGTTTTATAACGTAAAGAGTACTAAAGTTACAGACAATACTACTAAGGCAGTAAGAGATACCATTACGTTTAACACATTAAATACAAAACCTGGTGTTACTGAAGTATTTAAATGGTATGACAACGATAACGATAATAAAGGTGAACAATGGGAGAGCCAGGAAACAGGCGCCAGGTATACACCTAATACTACAGTTCCAATGATACCTTTAAGAAGTAGAAATTATTATTGGTACGATTTGGAAGTGGAATGGCAAAGTACATTTGGTATTTTAAGAGGTGGTGATTCAGGAGCCAATGTAATTGCAAACAATAGTTTTGTTGATGAAGCAAAAATAAACATTAACACTTTCTATGAAGACAACACCGTATTTGAAGAAAGAACAAACGTAACAATAGCAAACGTTTCAGGAAGAATAGAACATTTCCCTGCAAATATTACCATTAATTTTGATAACACTACTTTTGGATATAACTTATTTGACAGCACAGGCAACATTATATACAAAGCAGAAAACACCAGTACTGGAGTAGTTGAGTTTTACAAGGCATTTGCAAATAGTGAAGGATATTCTTTTGGTGTGACAGGTGGTACAGCAAATGCAGACTCCACAGGGAGATTAATATTATCAAATGCAAATACTGTAGCACAAACAGGAACACTAACATACACAGGTGTACAAAATGCTACAGGGTTCTTACATGCACAAGACAGCAGTTCTAACTTTAGTGTTGATAAAGTAAACGTAATTTATCTAAATGATAAAGACAAACTAGACGAAGACATTCAATGGGTAATATCAGACACATTTACTGAACCTGACGGATATGTAGACCCTAGAAAAGTAAAAGTAGCACCAATAGATTCAGATGAGGACCTAGTTCCTGATAAACCATTACAGTATGATGATTTTGTTGGGCCTAAGAATTTAGTATTTTTTGAATACTACACAGACTTTGATGGTTATACATATGACAGACCAGCAAGTGGAGTAATTTTAGACTATAGAGGTGAAACAGGAATTGATGACCGTGATACAACATATCTTTCTCCATTAAGTTACAGCAACCCAACAGCATGGGGCACAGATGGTGAGTTAAAAGTAAACTTTTTAATTGTGGATACTGTAGAGATTGCAGAATCTCTTAACAATACAGCAACAGGAAATGATGCACCAAGGTATAACGGGTTAGTAATTTATGTTACTGAAAACAAAAAAGTA